CTGCGCAGTTTTTCTGTTCTGCAATCAGCGTGTTTAGACTACTTAACAGCACAGTATCATTGGTGGTAGGAGTCATAGTTACAGCATCGGTGGCCACTTTCTGCAATCTACCATCAGCCTGCATGGCCTGTAACATGGGCCTGCCGTCTGGGAATGTGCGGATAAACATCATTTCGCCTAGTTCATAGGCTTCCTGACATTGATCAGTTTCAACCATGGTCATGATTGAATCGTGATAGGAATCGCTTAATTGTGTTACTGGTAATACCAGCGCCATGTTTGATTCGCCTGGCAGAGTTCTAAACACCACAAGAACCTTAACTCCTGTGTTGTTGATCCTGCCGATGTGTTTTAGTGGTCGTGCCATTTTAGGCCTCCTTTTTAGCCACAGCTTCTAAGAAGGTGTTTAGCTTGTTGAAAGCTTTGCCCACGGCTTCTAGTTCTGCTGCTTTGAACGCTCCTCGTTGTGTAGCAACTTCGATGATGCTTCTCAGCGCAGCAAGATCGCTGACATTGAGATCTGGACCCTGTGCAGGGGCCGTTTCTGGTACTTGTGCCACAGCTTCGGGTGCTTGGTCTTTGACTTCTTCTGACATTAGGTTCTCCTTAAATGGTTACATGCAAGCATGAAATACGTTAATTCTTTTTGATCTTCAAATCCTAGATAATGAGTAGAACGCAGATTTCCAGATTTATCAATACCTGGTTGTTTGGCCAAGCAGTAGCGGCCTTTCAATTTGGTCTTGACCCATTCTTCTACGCCTTCAAAAATTTCGTTATCTGAGATAGCAATTTTGCTGAAGTGGGGAGGAATGGTCTTAAGCCTGCGCTGTTTTAGTACATCAATAGGATTTAAATCAAACATCGTGAAAATATTTATAAGTCAATTAGATTCGAGGGTGGATTCTTGGCTTAGTCTTTTAGACATAGCCTTGGTGTGACCCAGCTTGGCAACATCACCAGAAAAAAGGTACAGTTCAAAAGCGGATTTTTCTTTCATAACTATGATATGTTTTTTATTGATGTAAAAAGGAGAATCAATAAAATGATCTAACCAAACTAAAACCTGCGGAGTGAACGCAAATTCTTTTGGAAAATCTATTTTATAAGTTTTGATTTTAGCATATTCTTCAATGAACTGCAAGGCCTGTTCTGTCAATCTAAGCCCACCTTGAGACTTTTCTCTGAAACTCCACCACCATACAGATCTATACTGTTTTACTGTGTCAGCATCTATAGGTAGTCCTGCTACCTGCAAGAACACCCTAGTATAGGCATCCTTAGAGTCCATGTTATGCAACCTCTTCGCCGGCAGTGAGTTTAACCACAGCAAAGTCTGTGGTTTTAAAAAGTTTGTTTAATTTTTTAGCCAGATTGTGTGCATGGCCAGGATTTGAGAATGATACTTTCTTATATTTAGGACCAGGATAGCTGGCTACTAGGCTACCACTCTTTAGATTAAACGGTTGGTGTCGATAGAAAACAGCCCAAATGGCTTCCGAGTCCAGTATCTGCTCGACTTTGAAAGTTTCTTTGTTGGCATATTCTAAAAGTATCTTTGGTTTTGGTCTCGACATTTTATACGGGTTCCTAATTAACCACGTATATATTTATCTTTTTAGAATGAGCCGCCGTCGAACTTAACGTCTATACTTTGACTGGATTCTTTGATCTGAGCCAGCATTGCATGTATCTGCTGCACAGTGCTACCGAGTTTTGCGGAAAAAATAGCCAGCTCGGCGGTGAGATCTCTGGCTTCCTGTATAGTGATCCTTATTTCTTTCTGCTGACTTTTTTCTGCCATTGTTATTCGTTGAAGTAGTTTCTCAACTGTAGGCAACACAGCAGGCATGTTATTTTGAGACATTAGCTAACACCTGTTTCATTTCCATTTCTGTTTTAAACGGACCACGGTAGGGATATCTTTCTAAGGTGATCTTTTTAGGACAGAAACTCTTGACCCAACCTTTTTCAAATTTAATAGTGTAGTAACCTGCACAATACAAACTTTTTGAATCTAGACTTTTGGTAAACAGTGGAAGTTTTTTGCGTATGTCGAACATGGCATTGTGAGGTGCTGTGCTGGTTGGATAACCGTGAACCTCATTAGGTAAGGCGTTTTCACTTTCTTTTACAATCTTAACAGTAAAGAATTTTTTACCGAATGTTCTGGTAACGTGTTCTTTGGTTTCGTAGATTTTTATTCCATCTTGATTACTCATTACAAATCTATTGTCTTCGTTTTTTCTTAGAGTAGCAATCTTCTCGCCATTCTCTTCAACGATCCAAAACTTGTTATCTATTATAGGTTTGGCGTGTAAATCAGTCATTTCGTTCTCCAATTAGATACCTCGCATTCAATGGCTCCGAATAACTTGCAGCTTGATCAGATATCTTCTTGAGATCATACAGTCCGCAGAATTTCATTAATCTAAGACCAACCTGACTGATATTTTTATCTGCACTGGTAGCCTTGGCAATGGTCTCTGAAATTATGGCCTTGATGTCATCGGGCTGATGACTGAGGTCAATCAATCTACGATTGCGTTCATAATCTTCTAGGACTCTGTGTTCTTTGCCTTCGTGATCAGTCCATCTCTGTAGCATGAGATTGTTCCACGCATATCCTTTGCTGCCACGATCTTCGAACGCTTCACTGAGACCCACTTTTTTGCTTGTGCCTTTAGTACGCACACCTGGATACGCTGAGAAGACATTATCACTGGTATCACCACGCATACATTTTTCGAATAAGAGCCATTCTGGATTCGGTGCTGGCTTGGGCTCTTGTGTTTTCTTGTCAATGATTCTTTTGCCTTTGTCATCGAGGATTCCTTCATGTGTGATTACATGTTCCATAACGCCGTTGTACTGTGTGACATTGGGTGCGATCAATTGTACAAAATCTGTGTCAGTACTGATAATCACATGTTTATCATTTGGATGACTCTGTATCCAGCCTGCGATTAAATCATCTGCTTCTAGCTGTGGGTTCTGCATAACCGTGCAGTTTGTTTTGTCTGTGATAAACTCTTTGAACGTGTCAAAGGCTTCCCAAAACACACGATCTTCTTCTGCTTCTTTTTCTGTGTGAGCTGCACGAGCATCTGAACGATTACGCTTGTAGGGTGCATAATAATCTTTGCGCCATGATCTACCTTCTAAACAGAAAATGACATGACTGCCGTTGAACTGCTGCCATGCTTTGCGAATTGAATTAAGGGTGATATGAAAGGCCATGCCTAGTTTGATATCAGCATCACCGTTGATCACGTGACGAGCACGGAAAAATGTATTTGCTGTATCAACTAAAATATAGGTCATTGATTTGTCTTCTTCACTGTTTTAATGTCTATAACACCTGTGTTTACAGGGCCGCCAAAATCACCATCTACCACAACATTTGCACAAAGTTCACGGAACCAACGATCTACAATTTCTTCTTCTTTGTCACCATCTTCACCGTATCCCTCTTGCTTTAATTGTAGCACAAATTGGTCATTCCAGTCAAGCTCAAAAAAGCCATTTCGTATGTTATCTTTATTGACATGGGTGTTTATCACACCAACCCATGCTTCTTTGCGTCTAGTAGCACGTTCTTTCGGCGAGAGTTTAGCAGTTTCTTCTGCTTGTTCGGCAGTTTTAGATGCAGCCTCAGCCGCAGCCAACCTGTTGTTGGCTTCTGCCAAATCCAGTTCAGCTTTTTGGATAGAAGCTTCTAGTTTATCCAGCCCAAATAGTTTTTTAATTATTTTCATTAAGTACCCCATTCATTCTTAAACAGTGGCACCTGTAATCTGTCTGAATATCTCAGTCCATGTTTCATTGCCAGTTCTGCTACTCTGCGGTTATTCAGTGTGTATACACTTTCAACTCCGCCCACAGGCATGAGATAAACATTACCGGTGAAACCTTCTGCACGATAGATATCCACAGCTTCTAGAGCTTCTTCTGCATCATCCTCAGTGGCCACTACTAGTTTGAGATATACATGACCAGCTTCTTGATATTCACAGACTATGTCTGGGCGTATGGCTTCACTGGGTTGTTCTCCTGAACAACTGAGTTTGGCACTGACTGAGAATGTGATTTCTCTACTGGCAAAAGGAGGGTTCTGTGACCATTCTTGCAGATATTTTTTAAACTCCGGAGTTAGATTTTGAGTGCCGTTGGTCTCAAAAGTAATTTCTTTAAGACCTGTCATACTCGGATGATTCAACAGATCCGGATAAGCACGTTGCCAACCTAACAACGGTTCGCCACCAGTGATTACAAGATGTTCATCTTCCCATTTATTATATGGCAAGATCTCACATATTCTTTCTGCGATGGCGTCTGATGTAAGCATTGGTGAAAGGTCTTTAAAACGTGGATCCCAACTAGCATAACTGTCGCAGCCAGTAGAAACCAATGGTAATTCTTCGTAAGTTTTAAAAGAATGTATCTGAGCCGCAATCGTTTCAACCTCATTGCTAGATTCACCTTTGGGCATACCAAACCCTGCACATTTGAAATTACAGCCAAATGTACGAAGGAATACACTGGGCACACCCATATATCTGCCTTCACCTTGTATGCTGTAAAAAAGTTCTGCTATTTTTAATTTACTCATCGTTTATTATACCACTTTTTATAAATGTTGTCAAGTCTTCCTTGACCAATTGCCAAGATCCATCGTGTCGATCAATCCAATGTAGGCAATCACCTTCTCGCCATCCTGCAGCATCTAAAAGATCCTGCGGCAACGATATTATACCGCCTTCTTCCACTGTTAGTGTCCATGTTTGCATTTTATATATACCTATCTTTGGATTCTGTTTCTTGATTCAATCTACGCCATTCTTCTATTCTTAGTCTAGCACATTCTTGTTTGACTTCTATGGGATAGTCTGGATGCCAATGCGCATCTCTGCAGTCGTAGACTCTGCCTTCGGGTCGATATCGCACCAGCACTACAATCAACACAATCATGATACAGATATAGACAAAATGTTTCATATTTTATCGCTGATCATTATTTTACACATCAATGCATCTCGATCATCAGTGAAATCAAAATGCATGTGATCCGCAGTGATCTCAGTGACATACTTATCCCCTGGCAGACCGAAATGCTCTAAAATATTCGCACAGGTTTCATTCCACCATGTGTTGGATTGATTTTTCCAAGGCACAGTGATCCTAGTCATTTGCGATAGTTGCCCTTTTCCGGTATCACATGTCGCACACCGCCTGTAGGATCTGGCATGTCGCCCTTGCGTCTAGGGATCAAATGCACATGTGGCCAGCTACAGGTCTGTCCAGCGGCTTCACCTACATTCATTCCAAGATTAAACCCATCCCATTCGTGATCGAGTAGTTTTCTTTCTCCGTGTCTGATAGCACTGGCCACAGCATCATTCATCACAGCAATGGTATTATATTTAGGCACGAATAATAAATGTCCTTCAGTCACGGGATACATATCACGAAATATTTTAACATGATAATCTTCGTCGACAAGTTCAGTCCAAGGAGCACCTTTTGAATCTTCGATACAGTCAGTTTCCCAAGGTATCATTTTTGCTAGGTCGTTCACCTTTTAAACTCCTTGCGTTCTTGAGGTAAATCATCTTCTTTGATAACAAATTCTCTACCGCCTATACTACCAGCAAATGCTCGTGTTCGTTCTAAGTACGACAATCTAATTTTCACTGTCTGAAAAGCCACTTCTAAAAACGCCTTGGGTTTATACCCTATTACATGCATGTCAAAACTCTTACCTGCGTCTGTGCAGTGTACTTTCACCAGCGCATCAATCATTTCGTCCACCAATCTTCCCAGGGAAAGTCCACCCAAACAGGATCTTCGGCCTTGTTTATTTCCATCCCTACGTAATCCATTTTGACGTCACAGGCACTGGCTAAGTTATCTACTAGCACAGCAAATCGAACATTGTTGTTCCAGACTTCGTCCCAGCTAGGATCGTCCGGAAAACACCCACTCTTCCAATCGTTCATGATCCAATTTAATGTTGTGCCTTGGTCATTGATATCGTCAACTATAAGTATATTCTTATACGTACCACCGTTTTCTAGTAGATCACTAGCAGCTGATAGTATTCCTGCTATATCATTTTCATCATTGACAAATCTATTTCTAGAATTAGGACCTAGAGCATCCTCGGCCATCCAAAGATTACTTTCTCCACTTTCACTATCACGTAGGCTTACGTTAAGAGTATGCATGGGCACATTGAGATAATGACTGAGATACAGTGCTGGTACTAGTCCTCCT